AGCCACCGGGCGCACGGGTGGCCGAGCACGCTGCCGCCCAGGTGCTCGCGAAACCGCTCGGGGTCAGCAGCAGCCCGCTCCTCATGGGCCTTGTCAATCAGCGCGGCTATGCTATGCTGGGGCTGTGGTAGTTCCATGTTCTCTCCTGTCTCCTGCGGGTTGAAACTTGCCCCCGCTAGCGACTGCGCAATGCAGCACCGCAGCGGGGGATTTTTTTTGGCTTAACGCTTAGCCCACGGCGGCGCAGCGCCCTTGCTCGGCGCGGCAGTCGGCTTCGTCGGCGCAAAGGTCGGCACATCGCCGGCCATGCCAGCCATGCCGTTGCCCGCTCGAAACCCCCGCACCTCGTTCTGCGCCGCGTACTGCTCCGTCGCTGCGCGAACGTCGAGCTTGATCCCCAGCATCCCGCCGATCAGTTGATCGGTGTCGGTCAGGCGTGGGATGTTGAGCGCCCGCATCAGTTCGCCGAGTTGTTGCCGGCCGATCTCCTCGGCTTTTTGCGAAGCGTTCCTCACGTTGATGTTGCCGAATACCACCCGCCCGCTGTGCGTGGGGCCGGTCACCTGATATTTGATCTTGATGTACTGGCCAGTCCCGTCTTTCGTGGGCTTGACCTCGGCCGCGGCGATGGTGGTGTCGTACCACCCGGCAGGCAGCGGGTCATAGTTGCCGCCGTTGCCGACGGGGAGAGATGCGACTTCAAAGACTTCGTTCAGTTGGGCCATTTGGCTTACTCCTTGGGTTGAATGGCAAACGAGGGACGGCCGGGTTTCGTGGTGATCGCGCCGGCCAGCGCGGTGGTGATCTGAGGCGCGGCTGCGTCCCAGGCCTTCATGTTGATCTCGGGTTTCCAGCGGAACAGGGTGGCGAGGTGATCGGTCAGCCCGTTCTCGTAAGCGAGTTCCTGGACCTTGTCGCTGTCCACCTTCCGGTCGAGGCGGCAGGTCACTTTGACCTTCCAAAGCCCAGCATCGACGTTCTGGACGCCCTCCGAATCGTCCGCGATGTTGGCGAGCGATCGGATCTGATCCTCGATCTCGCGGCGGCGCTCGGTGGCGGCGCGCTCATCCTCTTTGGCCTGCATCCAGGCCTCGGCGAGGTGTTGGAGTCTCATCGGGATACCCCCTCAGTCCAAGCGGCAAAGCTCGGCGCAGCCTGCTTCTGTTCCAGTTCGATCAACAGTTCGATGTAATGCTTCGCCTTCTCCAAGTCGGCCAGCCCGCCTTTTGCCTTCCAGCGGGTGACGTACTTGATGACGTTGCCCTCCATGTAGCCGATGCCGTTGGCGTGGATGAACTCCACGGGCTGGATGGCAAGCTCCTTGTAATGCTTGCCGTTGATCTGAGTCTCCAGTGCGCTCACGCTTTCCCCCCAATCTTTGCAATCAACGCTCCAAGGTCCGGCGTCTCCCAAGTGTCCAGTCTGCCGCTGCGGTCCTTCGCCTGCCACACACCGTCGCTGTGGCACATCAGCGCCCGCTGGGGCACGCCCTCGGAATCTTTCTCGACGCGCAGGGCCAAAACCTCGTCGAAAAAGTACGGGAGGCTCTGGCCCGTCTTGTTGCCGGGCATCGATGGCGAGTAGAGCACGCGCCCCATCTCGTCCTGCTGCTTTTCGAGCTTGGCGCTCATGTAGACGTTTCGCCCAGGCAAGTCGCGGAAGGCGCGGATGATGTCGCTCATGGCTTCCTGCATGGCCCCGTAGGCTTGACGCGGGTCTTTTGCCGCCTTCTTTTCGCCCACCAGGACCACCTCAGCGATCTCGCTGATGCTGTCCAGCGCCACCGACTGGTACTGCTGCGCCTCGGCCGAGTGCGCGAGCCAGTCCCACGCTTCGCGCAGCGTCTCCATGTTGTTGATCTCGATGTAGGGCAGCGCCGCGCCCGCAATCGACAGCAGGCCACCCTCTGCGCTCAGGATGATGGGCGCGGGAAGGGTTGGGATGAGACTGGTCTTACCTGCGCCGGCAGCGCCGTACACGAGGATGTCAACGCCAGATTCGTGAGCGTCGGAGGTGGACTTGAGTGATATGGCCATGTTGGTTCTCCTTCAGTTATGACAGAACACACGAACGAACTCAGCGATCTGCGCCTCACGCGCTGCGGCACTCGCTGCGTCCCACGCTGCGTCCCACGCCGCCACCGCTGCGGCACTCGCTGCGGCCCACGCTGCGGCCCACGCTGCTTCCCTTGCTGCGTCCCACGCTGCGGCCCACGCTGCGGCCCCCGCTGCGGCCAACTCATCATCCGTCGCTTGTCCATGCGCGTGGCGTTCCGCAACGTCGAGCGCGGCCAGACTGCGTGGGTCTTTCATCAGGTGCTGCACCTGCCGTGCACACCAGACAGCGTAGAGGCGCATCTCCTTCTCGTGGCCATCGACTGCTCGCAGGCACCAGATTGCGTCGTCCAGACCGTTAGACTGGAGGATCGTGGCGAGCGCCAGCGGCTCGTCGTCTGCCTGCGTCTTGTTGAGATGCGTCAGCAGTTTGCGCCAGCCGTCAGCGCATGGGTGGTGTTCCCGCACGCGGTTGAGTGTGGTGTAGATCATGGTTGTCCTATATTCCCCCCCCTTGCGGGGGAGGGTGGGTTAGATGTCGTAGCCCCGCCCGCGCATCTGGGCCATCACTTGCCGGTCAATGTCGTCATACTCCTCTTCGCGGAGGTGCGCGGTCCACTCCGCATCGCGGCCATCAGGGTACTCAATGGCCAAATACAGTTCGTTGTGCGTAATGCTTGTCCACTTCCAGTTGATATGCGCGACCAACTGAGCGCCCCGGACCTTGATCGGGTAGCCTTCCATGCTCACGCCTCCTCGCGCACTTCGACCCGCTGGCCCAGTCCGTTGACCTCAAGGGCCACCGCTGCTTTCATCGCAGCGGCTTGCAATTCGTAAGACTGCTCTTTGTCGTAAGCAACGCGGTACAGGACCGTGATGGCATCGCTGAGATGCTTGGTAGTGAGGGTGCTGTACATTGGTCAGAACCCGTAAACGAGAGCGGTTGCCCACAGCACGCCGCAGGCAATGGCGAAGGGCCACGCCCACCACGGATCGCGGGCGTGCGGCTCCATGCGGGCCTTGCGAGTCTGGTAGTCGGTCATCAGAAAATTCCTTGCTCGGTTGTGCGCGGCTTGCTGCTGCGCGGCTTGCTGCGCGGCTTGCTGCTGCGCGGTTTGGCGATGGGGCGCGGCTGTTCCGCCCGCGCCGCCCGGGCGGTGCGGGGGAAGGCGGGGAAGGGCCAGAGGGGGGTCATGCTGCGCGCACCGCATCAGATGCGGCCCGCAGAATCGATTGCATAGCCGCCGACTTGTAGCCAGCGAATGCGTCTTCAATGGTGTCAAACCGCTTCCCGAGACCACCCCAAGCGCGGTGCGAGGCATTGAGGCAGCAGACCATGACGTGATGCGAAGACACCCAGATGTGAGCGCGATGCTTGCCGCATTCGGCCTCGATCAGATGCGAGCCGGTAGAAGGTTTTTCGTGGCGGGTAATGAAGACTGTTGTCACTTGATCTCTCCTTTTCTGCCGCTCGGCCTATCCGGTTGGCATGAGTGAGATTGTGGCAAAGCGTGCGAGCAATGTCAAGCACTTCCCGCACTTTTCTTGCGTTGTATTTTTGCAACTGTCAGCCCGTCTCCCCATAAGCTTGCGCCAGCCCGTCTGAATACTGGATGGCTGAGACGTAGTTCTCCGTCTCGCGCAGCACGATGGCGCGCAGGGCATCACCGAAAGTGTTCTCGCGCATGAATGCCACAACATCGACATCGTCGGGGGTCATGCGGTCCGACGATGTAACTGTCAACGACTCATAGACCGTAAAGCTCAGCGAGGGGACTCGCCCGAAACCGACATGAATCCGCTCCGTAGAGGCAACGATGGAATACGGCCCGATTTGAAGGGTGTCGCTCTCCTGGTCGGAACTATCGACGTAGATGGCCGCATTGCCAAGCTCGCGCAGATGCGCAAAGACCGGACCCGGCAACTGGGCGAACAAGTCACGGGCTTGCTGGGCGTGGGCGTGGGTGAAGGTGAACATGGTTCCTCTCATTCGGCCCAAGCCGGGATCGGCAGGCCGTTCATGGCGCGGCTGACCTTCGGCCACGTTTTGCGGACTTCCGCTGCGGTGGCAAGCCGCAGCCAGTCATCCAGAAGTTGGCGACGATATTCGGGGCGAGCCGCGAGCAAGCTGCTAAGACGCTCGCGGGCCATTGATGCGCGGGTGTTGGTGGTGGGCATGGGTGGTCTCCGGGGGAATGCCGAGCGCTAGGCCCGGCGATTGTGGTTAGGCGGCTTCCTTAAGCGACGAAAACACGCCGCCGAGACCGTGGTTTTTGCCACCGCACGAGCACTCGCAGGTGCCATTGATCTTTCCGTTCATGCACTTGCTATTGCACTCATGCTTGGACGCGAAACGTTTGTAAGTGATGCCGCGCTCTACCGGCACCAGTCGTCCATCAGCGGCCACGCCCACAAGGCGCGAGAAACTGTCGTTCCAGTTGGCCTTCGACTTCACGCCGCCCATCGCTTCGAACTTGGCGTTCGGCACGCTGGTGACTCGGGTCAGTTCGTCGGTGCCGTTGAAGTAGCGGAAGAAGTTGCTCATCTCGTCTCTCCTATCTCGCCGGTCGGCCCATCCGGTTGGCGTGTTGCAATCATCCGCGTATCGTGGCAGGATGTCAACAGGTTTTTTCAAGGCGATTGGAATGACACTACAAGAAGCGCTCGACCACTACGGGTCGCGCAAGGCTATCGCTGATGCGCTGGGCCTGTGGCCACAGACGGTTTACGCATGGGGCGACAGCATTCCGCTGGCGCGGCAATACGAGATCGAGGTCCGTTCAGGCGGCGCGCTCAAAGCGGACCGGCCCGATGAGCAGCGAGCCTGACTCCATGCTCGCCGCAGCCCTTGAATACGCTAGCTGGGGCTGGCCCGTTCTCCCGCTGGTGCCGGGGGGCAAGGTCCCGGCCACGCAGCACGGGGTGCATGACGCGACCACTGATGAGGCTCGCATTCGAGCATGGTGGGAAGCGAACCCGCAGGCCAACATTGGCATCGCGGCCGGCGTGCGAAGCGGCCTGATGGTCTTGGATGTGGATCCGCGCAACGGTGGCGACGACAGCTGGGCGCGCCTTACCGCTGCTTGTGGCCAACCGCCCGACACCCCCCAAGCTCTCACGGCCGGAGGCGGCGAGCATTTCGTGTTTCGCTACGATCCTGCGATCCGGTCGGCCAAACTCGCCGAGGGGGTCGATCTACTGGCCGACGGGCGCTACTTCGTCGCTTACCCGAGTCAGGTCAATGGGCGGCACTACGTCTGGGAGGCGTCGAGCGACCCGGCCGATGGGCTAGCCCCTGCGCCCCTGCCTGAGACATGGCGGCAGGCCATCTTGGGGCGGAGGAAGGCCCCTGCGGCGGCCAACGACAGCATCATCGTCGGCAATCGCAACGCGGGCTTGACTTCGCTCGCAGGGGCCATGCGGCGGCACGGGATGAGCGAGAGCGAAATCCTGGCGGCGCTGACAGTGGCGAACGATTCCCGCTGCGAGATCCCGCTGCCATCGTCAGAGCTTGCTCAGATCGCACGGTCGGTCGCTCGATATGAGCCGGAGTCAGATGTTGCGGCGAGTGCGGCTCTGGGCGCGCAGGCGGCTGAAATGCTGCTCGCGCCCGAGGCTGATGTCACCGAGCGCTTGCAACTAGTCTACGGCGATCAGCTAAGCGACGAATACGAGGCCCCCGACGAACTGGTCGAGGGGATGATGACCATCGGTTCGTCAGTCGTGGTTTACGGCGACAGCAACAGCGGCAAGACCTTCTGGGCGCTATCAGTGGCCACCGCAATCGCCACCGGCTCGCCATGCTACGGCCGGCAAACCGACCCAGGTCTGGTCATCTACCTCGCAAGCGAAGCGCCCGCCAGCATCCGCTCTCGGATGCAAGCTATCAAGCGCTACCACAAGTGCGACCTCGCTAATCTCGCGATGGTCCCCGTACCACTTAACTTCCACGCCGGGAACCAGGACGCCACCGATGTCATCGCCCTGGTTCGCAGCGTCGAGCAAGCCCGCAATCAGCCCGTGCGCCTCATCATCGCCGACACCCTGGCCCGTATGAGCGCCGGGGCCAACGAGAACAGCGGCGAGGACATGGGGCCTATCATGGCCCGCTTCGAGTCTGTCGCCAAGGCAACCGGCGCCGCGATGATGATCATCCACCACAACGG